GGAGCAACGACCATTAGCTCAGCGAGAGGGCCGGCGTTCGCCTCCATCATCGATTGAGGGGGCTGTGAACGTGCGGCCGGGGCATCGTAAGCCGTGGCCTGTTGTGCGTGTAGCTGCTGAGCGAAGGCGGTCGCTTCTTCCGGCGTCCGAAAAATGCCGAGATGCTTTCCCGTACGTCGATATTGTTCCGTCGCCTCTTGATCGGACATGAGCCGACCATCGTCGCTTACGGTCGGGATCAGCACTTCGCCTTGATCGGTTCCGACGCTGATCGAGCGGACCGTAGAATACGATCCGTCAGGATTGTTTACAATGGGACGATTGGCGAGGTTGATATTGCCCGGAACAAGCGGAGCGGGCTGACCAGCTGACGGCGGAGTAAACGCCGAGCCCATGCCCGAAGCCTGAGGGGACGCTGCGGCCTGCGGCTGAGCATATGCGCCGCCCATTCCAGCCACAGGCTGCGGAGACTGCTGCCCCATGCGGAACTTGGCCATGATCGAGAGCATGGAATCGTGCTTCTTGTCCTCGATGTCCTCCCGGCGCATCTGGCGTTCAAGGCGCATCTGGTTGATGCGGCGCTGCCTCGCGCCCTCGTAAATTCCGAGAGCGCTTCCAACATCGACTTCCGCCATGCCGTAAGGGTTGGCCATCGTCAGCCCCCCTTACTGGCACCGGCCTTGTTTCCCTGCTGCCAGAGATAGGCCTGAAGGGCATTGTTGATGCCCGTGTTTACCGCTGAGCCGGTGTTGAGGTAGCTGGACGCTCTGGCGTTTCCTGCCATGCCGTAAGCCCCGGCAATACCCTGTGTGGCCGCCTGTCCCGCCGCAGCGGTCGCTCCCGTGGCGGACTGCCCAACCCCCGCCAGAGAAGCAAGTCGATCCGCGAAGCTGTTGAACTCGGATGACGCAAGGCCTTGGGTGTATCGGTCAATCGCCTTGACCGCCGCTCCGGAGCGCAGCAGCCCGCGTGAGGCAGCGGACCGCTCGATAGCCTTGTTTCCCTCGTCTCGCCTGAACTCGTATCCGGGGGAAGTGAAAAAACCACCATAGGCAGCCGCGTTGGGATCGGCCGTCCCCGAGGGGGCTCCAGAGGCCCCGACGCCATACATGCCCGCAAGCTTCCCGAGGGCGGAGACTCCCGTCTCCCGCCACGGCGCGAAATCCGCACGCGTCTGGTCGTACTGGCGGCGCTCCTCCGCAATCGTGAGGTTCGCGGCTTTCTGCTGCGCCTTGGCGGCCTTGTTGCCGCTGAGTATCTGCGCCCCGCCCCCGATGACGGCCGCGCCTATCGTTGCTCCAGCAGGCATGTCGCCACCTCCACTTTTCCGTTGGCGAGCGTGACCCGATGCGATCTGATATCAATGGTCAGAGGATCGTAATCCACCACCTCAATCGTCTCGTACCCCGCGAACCGAGCCCAGCGATTGTAGAAGAAGCAGCCTTTGTCCACTTGCCCGGAGAGGAGCATTTCAACTGTCGCGCCGACGTAGAGATCGTGCGCCGGATCGTCGGCGTGAGAAACCTCGTCCCCAAGCAGCGAGTGAAGCCATTCTCCTCCAGCCCTGAGCCAATCCTGCTTCTTGACCCACTCCGGATAGCGAAGGGCGTAGAAGCTGACATCCTTCGGGCCTTCGTCCGTCTGCCACGCGGCCTTGCGGACGAATTCAGGTGAAAAGCCGACGAGATGGGTCAAGGCGGTTGCCGCGACATTGCCCTCAACGACACGGGTCAGAAGCTCCACAGCGGGCGTGGCGAAGAACATGCACTGGATCGACAGCTTGGCGGCTTCGGCGACGTAGCGGCCCCTCACATGAGGAAGGGCCATGGAATGGACCTCGTAGACGCCGGGCTCCAGACAATGGGCGAGGAAAGCGCAGTCGGTGTAGAGGAAGCCGACATTGTCTGGATTGTCGAGAAACGCGGTGAAGTCGAGTTCGCCCTGTCCCTTCTGCACCACGAGAGGCAGCACCGCCGGATCGTTGGCGATGCGGTGATACGCTCCCGCATCCCGGCTCATCGACAGGTCGGGAGCGCTGATGTTGGGCTGATGCTTCACGGCGCTCCAGACAATTGTCTCGTGATCGTCTGTCTGGAATGCTCGGCGGGCCGATCTTGCCGCCAGCGCTGAGCGCCGCACGAAGAGGTTATAGCCGTGTTTGCCGGGCGGCGCAACGTATGGTAGGCAAGCCCATGGTCAACGACCTTACCGAAGAGGCATTAGAGGCCGCGCTGCAAGAGGCTGGTGAGTGCGGCTTCTTTCTTCGTCCGAAGACAGTTCGCTTTGTCCTTCGCCCAGAAGACGTGGAGTGGATGTCGCGCGAGCCGCCGATTGGGTCGCTGAAGGACTATCTGAAGTCCAAGGGGCTCTAGGAAATCACCGCATTGTCGCTCGTCCTCAACCAATCCGTTCCGTCCGATGCCGCCAGAGTCGGCCCTCCCGCTTCGTCGGTCACGTAAATAATCGTTCCAGCCCCGAAATCGGCCGCGTCTGGAACATCGGCAACGGCGAAGGATTCGGCCTTCAGGGGGGCGAAGACGAGTTGGTCGCCCTGTCTCGTGAGGATGCGGAAATTCGCTGTGGCCTGTATATCGGCGACATCTCCGCTGCTGTTCTGAAACCGCCCGATGACGCTACAGGGTAGGCCGTCGCGCAGTTGCTCGTTTCCGACCCCGTCATCGGCGATGCTCAGCTCTACCCCGTTGGCAACCGGACCTCCTCCGGCGAGTCCGGTCCCACCTTGAACCTCTCCAGCCTGAACTTGGCTTTCGGTCCCGAAGAAGTAGCGATACCATTCGGCGGTGATCAGGCCGCGCTCGTCAACTAGCTTTGCACGAGTGGGGGGAATGCGGCCGGCCATCAGCGGATATCTGCGTCGTAGCCCATGACGAAGCGCCTCACCTTGTCGGGAAGCGTAAGCCTGATCCGAAGTTGGCGCTTGAAGTCGGCGTTGCATCGCCAGACGGCGCGGGTGAGATATTCCCCGATCCTTCCGAGTGAGCGCCACATTTCGTTGGACCACGACCTTCCCCCGTCGCGGCTGTATTGCATGATGATCTGGGGGTCTTCCACGTCCGAATTCCCCACTCCCGTCTCACAGCGGACCTCGAAGGCGTAGAGCGTGGAATCCTGCTCCTTGTCGATGGAGGGAAGCTCAATAACGACGGACATTGGATCGCCATTCTCGGAATAAACCTCCAAATCAGGCACGTAGAGCTTGCCGATCCCGTTGTCGCCGAAGATCGTCTGCCCATAGGCCTTCACGGCTGTCCCGACTCGGTAGTTCGACCTTTCGAAGCTCAATCGGTCCGCCCACGCCCCTGTCGCGATGTCATAGCAGGAGGTTCCGACATCGGTGTTGAGGATGTAGAACTTGTGCCCCTCCTGAGAGTATTTACAAGCCCGAAACCAACTCGCCCCGGCTAGTTTCGTTTCGACCGCATGGGTTGAGATTCGCTGGGGATCATATCCATTCAAACGATAGACGATCCGGTCATCGTCTCCCACGAAGAAGACGCTGTTGTCGGTCTTCTCGATGGAATTTCGATCAATGCAACCATGCTCGATGAAGGCGTTGCCCTGTCGCTCGAAGGGAAAGTCGGCGGCCCCGCTATTATACCAAATCTCGGTCGTATCCTTGCCGAAAAACAGCAATTCCCGGTGATCGTTGATCACGCCTACGAGGTTATCCGGAGCCCCTTCCACCGTTGCGACGTCGAGAAGGTCGTAGGACAGCCCATCGTCTATTCCCGAGATGATGAACTGATCCGAATCGGCAACCGTCCAGACGAAATATCCGTCGATGTATGTGACGTCCGTCACGTCTGGGAGATCGACAGGAGTCGTGAGCGAACCCCCGGAATAGACGAACCCTGTTCGGTTGAGCGGACCCCCGACAATGGCAAGCTCAAGACCGTTGTCGGCCATCCGAACAGGGTCGGTTCCCCCTATGGCTCCGATGCTGGTTTCCGCGCCGTCCGAAGCGACGCTGTAGAGCGCGCCGCCGACAACGACGTAAAGCGCCGCGCCCATGGTGTGTGACCCACGAACGGAAGACGATGAAATGTCGGAAAAGAGGGTGAGGCCGGGAATGGCCATGATCGCGAACTGGTCGGATTTGTCCCCTTCCGACTGTTCCGCGAACGCATTGACCAGCCTTGAGCCTGCCCATGGCTTCGAGCGGCCCTCGCTGTCCTGAAGCGCGGGTCTTAGGCGCGCCATTCCAGCATCTCTGGCTGAAGGTAGATGCTGGCCGGTTCGGTGTCGAAGGATTGGGCGCGGCTCCACCAGAAACCGGCCTGATCGCCGATCTTCTTCGCCAAACGCGCGTCGTTGACGGGATATTCCGTCTCCAGATCGTTGGCGAGAATCCAGATGAGCCCGTGTTGCCATTCCTGGGGCACGTCGAGATCGTCATTCGACGCAAGGATGTCCTCTATCCTGCGAAGTTGGGTGATCTGGAGCGTCACATCGGCTGCGGCCTGTGTTGAGGGCGCAGGCCAGACGTAGAGCGTTCCTGTCGTGGTCTGGGGGTCGTAATACCAGCTTACCGGAATCGAGGGCGAGCCGGTCTTGTTGGGCTGGTCGAAATAATCCTGCCGGGCCATCTCGTTCATCGGAACGTCGATGGCGTCCTGCCGCCTGCGGATGCTGAGGACGCGAAGAGGTTTTGGAGTAAGGACGTATGCCGCTGTGGAAGCGACAAGAGCGAGGGTGCGCTCCTGCTTGGTAAACAGATGCTCTTCAGCCCCGATGGCCTTGAGTATGAGGTTTAGAGAGGATCGGCCGTCCTCGTACATGCGAGGGGTCATCGCCTCGCCCTCGGATGCTTTGCCGAGACGATGGAAGGCCTTCTCGATAAACTGATTAGCCGAGAGGTTGTAGCTGACTGATCCGGACGTGGTCACAGCTCTGTTACCTCTCCTTCTTCAAGCATCGCCGCTCCGGCCTCTTCGAGCATCGGGCGGTAGTCTTCCCATAGGATGTTTTCGGCCATGAAGCGATCCGGAGATTCCGGACGGGAATAGGGCAGGGCCTGCTTGTCGGTCACGCCGCGAACGAAATCCTGAGGATGCCTGCGCTTGTCGATGAAGCGCTTGGCTACAAGCTCGCCGTCCCATTGCTTCTGCAATTCCCGCAGAGGCACCTTGAACCCGCTGGCCGGGTCAATTGCCTGTGGTTCTGGAGGGGCGTTGTCGCGCATGTCACTCTCTGCTTGAATGGTTCCGGCAGTTCAATCGCTTTCCCCTCAACATAACGGCCTGAGCCGCGAGCGCCGGGGTTTGCCATGAGATGGAGCGAAGGCCTCTATGCAGTCGCCGCCGGATGTCGTCTGCTGGAATAGGCGCTCTCCTGAATTACGGTTTAACGTCCCGCTGACGTATCACATGGGCGAGGCCGGTGGAAGGCGGTTCAGGAGATGTGTTGCCTGTAGCCTCGGTACGGATGATAACTGCCCGTCTCAAGCTCGACGCCCTCTTCCAGTCGCTCGGGATCGATGCGGATGTCGGCGACCGTGCCGCTCAGCGCCTCGATGGTGCCCGGCGTGATGATGCTTCCGCCATCGTCCCAAAAATCGACTTCGGCGTTTATGCTCGGGAATGCCACGGGACTTCTCCTTTATGCCGTTACGTCGATAAGGCTCACAGTGAAGCTCGCGTTGTCGGTGTCATCGCCGTAAATGATGAAGCCGCTATCCCCGATAGCTGTCGTTATATCATGGGAAACGAGTTCGGCCGCGTCGAAGGTATAGGCCTGGAATGTGCCCTTGAACCTCACGAGGATTGTCGAGTTTCCGAGAGCAAGGAAGTCCGTAACTGTAATGGCCACGTGGTAGAGCGTGTCATCGGCCACCGCAGCATTGAAGGCGGCGGCGTTTGCACCCGTCAGGGCCGCCAAGTTGGAGGTGTCTGCAGTGATAAATATCAGTCCCGGCGAGCCGTCTGCAACAGTGCCAAGCCCTGAGCTGGTGAGTTCCCAGCCGTTGACCGGGTCGCCAGCGTCCTCGATATTCGGATCGGGAAACGGACCAGACGGCGGGGGTGGTGGAGGAGGGGGCGGCGCCTCATCTCCCCTTGCCCCGAACCCAAATCCAGTGAAGCCGAAGGCGCGACGCATTAAGAAGCCTCGGTCACGAGCGCCGCTCCAGCGCCGTCTGCGGCCCATATCCCGGTGATGGTCCCAGTGATGCCGAACGGAACCTCATACTCGTCGCCAGTGGCAAGGGCGGACGCATAGCGGGTCGTCGCGGCCGTTCCGCCGGTCAGGTCGATATAGAGGATGTTGGCGTCGGTGTTGACGATGATCGCGCCCTTACGGTTGGCGTTGGACGCGAGGATCGTCACGCTGGACGTGCCGCTGTTGACGCTGGTGAAAGCCGCGGTCGAGCGAAGGGCGGCGAGGAACTCGGCATTGGTCTGGGGACCTGAAACGGGCTGAGTGGCTTGCCAGAAAGTGCCACTGACCGGCTGGGCCACGCCTCCAGCGACGCCCTCGACCTTTAGCCCCCCATTCGCTGCCAGCGCCGCCGGAAGCAGAGCCTCAACATCGAGAGCGCGAACGTGAAGCTGCCCCTTGCTCGTCGCCTTGGCCGCAATGTTGTCACCATCAGCGGAGACTTCCGAAGCCGACAGAGTGTCGCGACGAATGAGGATTAGCGCGCCACCGGCTGGATTGGCGGCAGCAGCGGCGTCTTCGACATATTCGGTCCCAGCCGAGCTTCCGCCGACGATATCAACCTTAAGGCCACCGCTGCCACCAAGGGCGGCCGGGAGTGGAACATTGACGCCCGTCCCATCGTCCAACGCCACGCGCGCGACATAGGTGGTATAACCTCCAGCCGAGACAGGATCGCCGAGCCGATAACCACCACTGCTGAATCGTTCGGCGGTCATGGAGCCTCCCAACCGTTGCGCTTGATCGCCGCCTGAAGCTTCGCGTCCTCACGAGCCTCTACCAGCGGCATTTGCATCTGTACCCCACCATCGGGGTCCAGGACCTCGTAATAGCCCCCGTTGACCCGCCCGGTGATCCTGCGCTTCACGGCATCGACCAGCCGTTGGCGGCCATCAGGCGGCGCATCTCGGCCACGAGCTTCTCAAGCTCGGCGATGCGTTCGCTATCCGACTTCTGCTTCTTGGCGCTCATCTTTCAGGCTCCTAGCTGTCAACCGCAGGAAGGACATACCCAGTTGCCCCCGCAACGCCGCTCTCGCGATTCTCGAAGAAGCCGAAGCCCGAAGAGGCCGTCACAAGAACCTCTCCGGCCGTGTCGGCGGTCTGGATGAAGTTGCGGGCGATGATCCCGGTGTTGGTCGAGCCATCGGTGGTGATCAGGACACCCCCCGTCGCGGTGTCCGTGTTCAGCCGGTAGAGCCGGTTGTCCTCCATCCTCAGGGACGTGATGATCTTGCCCGTGGCGATGGCGAAGCAGGAGGCAGTGTTGTTGTTCACCCCGAGGACGAGATAATTCCCGCTGAAGACGATGTCGGCGTTGGTCCCGTCCATCTTCACGAATCCGAGCGTCGCAAGATCGGGCTCGATCCACTTGCAGCCGACGATATAGAGCCCGTCCGCATCGGCCGTGGTCGCGTTCGTATCGACAACGTTGAGGAAGTTCATGTTCGTCGCCGTCGCCTTGACGTAGCAATTCTCCAAGGCGAAATTCTTCGCAGTCGTCAGAGTGAAGACCGAGACGATGTCGGCGAAATTGGCGGTGAAGACGCAGTTCTGGATGCTGATATTCGCAGCAGTCACCCCAATCGTGGCGGTGGTCGCCGTGTCCAAGGTGAAGGTCGGGCGATTCGTTCCCATGCCGAGCCCGACGATGGAGATTCCTGCCACGTCCAGAGCAAGAGCGGTAGCCGTGCTGATCGTCTCGGCATGGCCGGGCTTGATGACGATGATGTCGCCCCTGCCACCGGTGCATTGACCCACGGCGAAGTCGAGAGTGCCGAACGGCGCGTCGAACGTGCCCTTGTTGCCGTCCGAACCGGAGCGCTGGCCCGTAAGAATAGTGGAGGCATTTCCAACCCAAACCACTCGGCCGGGATTGGTCTGCAGGATCGGGACGCCGCGGACCGTGAGGCCGTTGGCGAAGCCGGCGGGGTAATTGGAAGCGGGCATTTAAATCCTCCTAACGATCCGTGTCGGATGGCCTGAGCCAATTCCGTTAGTTCAGGAGGGGCGACACCGGGAGAGTGGCATCGCCCCTCGCCTCAGGCTCCGCCCCCATTGGAATAGAGCCCTCGGAAATCGCTCCAGCCCCCCGAATAGCGCTCGTAGCCCTTGTATTTCTGATTGCCCGTCTCGAAATCGCCGTCCTGAGCGAAGGCGGCGTCCTCGCGCTGGAACATCTTCATGCCGTCCGGAGCGTCGGTGCGGATGAAGAAGGCGTCGGGGTCGGTGAAGAAGTGGTTGGCCTTCACGCTCGGGATCATCCCCGTCGAACGGAGCGCGTTGACCGCGTTGTTGGCGGTGTCGTTCTGCTGGACCGACTTCAGAATCCGCTCGGCCTCGAACACAAGCTCCTTGGGGATGTGGAGCGACTTCGGGGTGAGCTTGATGATAAGCCCCGCCGAATCGACCGCGCCCATGATCTGGATCGCCAAATCCTCGAGCGACGCCTCCGACAAATCCGCCGCCGTCGAAAGGCGATTCGACTGATTGCCAGTCAGCGTCGGGTGGGCGGTGGAGCAGAGAACGACCCCGTCGCCCCCCGTATATCCCGAGGTGTGGGCGCGATTGTAGATGTTGGCTAGGACCGTCTCCTTGGTCAGCCGGAAGCTTCTCGCCAGACGCTTGGTCCGCGAGAGGCCCCGCTTCTCGTAGAGGTTGTCCATCCACTCTTCGTGGGTGATGATGAACCCCGAGCCGTAGGCGACGTGCGTGTAGCGCGTCACCGTCTGCTGCGAGGTGGACATATAGGTAATCGCCTTGCCCTGAGGCTTGATCGGGACCAGCCCGAAGCCGGGCTCCTCCACATCTTCCTCATAGGCCATTTCCGACGATCCGACCTCGAAGAGATCGGTCCACTCGGTTGCATAGTCGGTGTAATTGGAACCCCACACCGCGTTCAGGCCGGGCCACAGAAACTTGGGATGTGCCGCAGTTGAAATGACGCTCATGTTCCAAGCCCCCTAATTAGACGCCGGCCACTTGATTGGCGAATTGATGGCGATTGATCCGGACCAGCCATTTGGCGTTCTCGCCGATGGCGTTGTCGGTGCGGTTGACGAAGCCGACGATCTGGACGTCGAGCGTGTTGGTGGTCGCCTCGGTCGCGTTGTTCAGCTCGAACGCCGAATAGCCGGTGACGGTCGAAGGCACAGCCGCAACGAAGTTGGCGTTGAGGCCGATGTCGTTGGCCGTAAGGGCCGTGCCCCCGCTGACCTCCTGAATCTCGAAGACGAGGTTGGGGTTCGTCTCGACGAGCACCCTCCGGACCGTGGAAGCGGCGCGGTAGGTGAGGCTGTCGCGCGTGTCCGGAAGCACTCCGACGCACACACCAACGATCACGTCGCCCGTCGCGGCCTGCGCAACGTCGGCGAGGATTTCACCGTTGATGGTCTGTGAGGTTCCGACCAGCTTGACCGGATCGCCCATCCCGATTGCGACGGAATCCCCGGAGGCGGTGGAAAAGGTTTCGACGGACGCGTTATAGGGCTGCCCGCTTAGCCCGCTTGAGGGGATGAAGCCCCTGAGAATGTCGGCATTCGCCATTTCGGCACCCTTCGCGTCCTTGCCGGGCGCTTAGGGTGCCGTTTGACAACCATCAGCGCTCGACGTGAATCGAGCCATGGCCATATGAACCGTCCTGAGGTGTCATCTGGCCCGTGGAGTCCGCCCCGGCGACGATGGCTTGATCGACTTGGCGGTGGATTGCCTCCCGTTCGACTATTCCCTCGGCATGAAGCTCGTCGGGAGTTTCCATCAGGAAGGCTTGGAGGGGTTCGCCGTTCGCCTGAGTGCCTACGAGGCGGGAGACGCGCGAACCGGGGCTGGATGTCTTGAGCCCCGTATCCTGAACGAAGTCATATCCTAGTTCTCCGGCGTCCGCAAGCCTATTGCCTTCATCGTTGACCCAGCGCCTTGTATAGCCCTCACGGGAGGGCGCGCGGAGCTTCATGGCGTGGCCCCCGACAGAGGCGCGGCGGCGACGCTTGGAGGGCTTTTCCGCCACCGGGGCAGCGGTCGGCGGACCGGTGTCAGCCTTCGCCAGAATGGGGGGCTTTGCGGCGGGCGGGCGGCCCCGGCGCTTCCGGGTCGGGGAATAATCAACCATAATCAGCTCCAATCATAATTCTTGACGTAGTAGGCGCGGGCTTCGTCCTGAGTCTTGCCGGGGATGATCCCGCTCTTGAACCACTTGTCACATTCTT